GTGAACTCTAAATTAAAAAATTCTAAAGGACAAAGGCATATTTAAATTACAAATTCTAGCAAAAAATTGATAAAAGGATTACAAAGACAAAAATATAAGGAAAACACAAATATTCCTGATAAGGAAAGTGGTTACGATCATATGAACGATGCTTTAGGTTATTTAATTGATTTTATAAAACCTTTAACATCACAAGCACATTACGCACCACCTCAAAGATGGAATATTAAAGAAAAGAAATATGGCATACACCAAAGATCAAGCACTCGATACGCATAAGGATTATAAAGAAACAGTTAAGAACTGGGAATATTATATTCGTTCATACAATGGTGGTTATGACTATATGCTTGGTCAATATCTAAATAGATATAATTTAGAACTTGACAACGAGTTTAATCAAAGACTTGCAAACACTCCTTGCGACAATCATTGTAAAAATATTATTCAAATCTATTCTTCATTTCTTTTTAGAGTAAAAGCTTCAAGAAATTTTGGAGATATGGCAGATGAATCTAGTTTAGAATCGTTCTTAAAAGATGCTGATTTAGATGGTAATAATTTAAACACAGTAATGAAACAAGCACAAAACTATGCTTCTATTTATGGACATTGTTTTATGATTCTTGATAAACCTAAAGTACAAACAAACACAAAAGCTGATGAACTCGAAAGAGATATTAAACCTTATCTTTCTATCGTAACTCCTGAAAATGTTTTAGATTGGAATTATGTAAGAGAAATTAATGGTCGTTATTCTTTGAACTATTTAAAAGTGAGAGAAGAAGTAGATCGAAATGGTGGTACTTATTTTAGATGTTGGCATTTAGATCGTGTTGATACGATTTATTTACCAGCTGATGGTGCTGAACCAACTATAATAGATACTGCCGAGAATCAGATTGGCAAAATACCAGCAGTTATTTTATACAATTCCAAATCGCACAAGAGAGGGATTGGTCAATCTGACTTAACTGACATAGCTGATTTACAAAAATCTATTTACAATGAGTTTAGTGAAATAGAACAATTAATAAGATTAACAAACCACCCATCATTAGTTAAAACACCAAGTGTTAATGCAAGTGCTGGTGCTGGTGCTATTATAGAAATGCCTGATGAAATTGAACCTAATTTAAAACCTTATTTATTACAGCCATCAGGATCAAGCTTACAATCTATTATGGACTCAATCACTAAAAAAGTAGAAGCGATAAATAGAATCTCACATACTGGAGCAATCCAAACAACTAAAACACAAGTATCAAGTGGAATAGCTTTACAAACAGAATTTGAATTACTTAATGCTAGACTATCTGAAAAAGCAGATAACCTACAATTAGCAGAAGAACAACTATTTAAACTTTATGCTATTTATCAAAACACTAAATTTGATGGAGAAATTAATTATCCTGATACATTTAACATAAGAGATTTTGCTACTGACTTACAATTCTACCAACAAGCCAAAGCAGTTAATGTTAAATCTCCTACTCTTGTTAAAGAAATAGATAAAGAAATTGCAAGAACAGTAGTAGATGATGATGAAAAATTAAATATTATCTTTGATGAAATAGATACGAAACCAGAGGTGGGCGAATTTACCCAAGATGAAGTAGAGAAAGAAACAGTAGAGGAAGAAGCTGTTTAACTTTTTAACCATTGCATAATTTCTTTTGGTACAGATTCTTTTAAACCTCTTTTTAAAGATAATCTGATTCTATAAATTACATATTTTTTTGCTCTTAAAATAGATTTTCTTGGTATATCAATCTCATATTTTTTCATTAAATTATAAGCATATATTTCTGCTTCGTATTCTTTTATAAATTGTCTTTTTTTGCATTTATAATGCAAAGCTAAATGTCCAAGTTCGTGTGCAATAATAAACATTCTCATTGCAGTTGTAGGTTTTGGAATTACAATTTCATCTAATTCACAAAATGCTCTACCATATAAACCATTTACATATTTAATTTTTTTAACGTGATGTTTTTTAAACCATTCATTTGCAATAGTTTCAAATTTTGTTTTCATACCCTATTATACCACACGCACTTTTTTAAAATGCTCCAGAAGTTAGCAAAGTGAATTGTGGCAAAAAATAAGTGGCTTGGCAGTAAGTGAAAAAAAATAAAGAAAAAGCTTTTTTGAGTTTTTCACTTTTTTATGATAGACAAAGTTTATGGCAGATATTACCCAAGAAATGACAGCTTATCGAATCAAACAAATTGAGTTTGCTGAAGCTGAATATTACGAACAACTTACAAAAGTTTTAGATAAGATAGAAGATGATATAACTTCTCTTGCTAATAAATCTTTACCCACAACAGATGGAAAGTTAATTGAGTTAAGAGCAGCTATTGCCATAAGACCACAAATCAAAGCTATACTTGAAAGAGAATATTTAGCTTGGTCTGATACAGTTGTTAGAACAGGATTTAACAAACAAGCTAAAAGAGTTGAACGAGCATTTAAAACAATAGGCAGAATCCCTAAAGAATTTCAAGAACTTACAAAAGGCGATTTAGCTTTAATACAAAATTTAAAACAACAATACTTTACTCAATTCAAAGACATCTCTAATACTTTCACTCGAACATTAGGAGATAAGATTTATCAAAATACATTATTAGGTTCTGAATTTACTGTTTTAGAAAAAGAATTAAGACAAACAATCAATGGTATTTATGCAAGTTCAAAAGACCCTGAAATAAATAGATTAGTTAAGTTTGTTAAAAAGAATAAAAACAAAAAGTCTATGCAACGTAAAGTAGAGAAATCAGTTGCCACATTACAGACAAAGTTTGGCAGAGATCGTGCTGGAAATAATATGAAACGATATGCTGGACAGCTATTAAACGACTCATTAAGAGATTTTGATGCAACCTTAAATTTTAATAAAGCAAATGATGCTGGACTTACTTTTGTTAAATACTATGGAGATGTAATTCCAACAACTAGACAAATATGTAGAAGTCTAGTAAATAGATCAATAGGTAAAACAAGTGGACTTTTTACAATTGATGAAGTCAAAAGATTATGGACAAGTCGAAGTTGGTCTGGCAAGAAAGCTGGTAATCCTTTAGTTGTTCGTGGTGGTTATAATTGTCGTCATCAATGGTCTTATGTCAATCCAGATTGGTTTGACAATAAAGGCGAACTAATAACTTAACAATAGGAGAAAGTATGTCAGAAGAACAAACAAAAGCAGCAACACCTGAAGTAACAACATCAACAGAAGCACCAAAAGTAGAAGTCGAAAAAGCAAAAGAAATGACTTTTAGTCAAGCACAACTTGATAATATTATTAAATCAAGATTAGATGCTGAAAAATCTAAACATCAAAGACAACTTGATGAAGTTAAAAAACAAGATGACGAAGCTTTAAAAGAAAAAGCAGTTAAAGAAGCTAAATCAAAAGCTGAACTTGAAAAGCTTATGCAACAAAGAATATTAGAAAAAGATACAGAAATTAATAAGTTCAAAAGTGAAATTAAAAAAGAACGTATTGATAATTCTGTATTATCTGTTGCATCTCAACACAAAGCTGTTAGTCCAGCACAAGTCGTTTCTTTACTTAAAGATGAGATTAAATTAAATGACCAAAATCGTGTTGAAATACTTGATAAAAATAATAATATTCGATATAACGAAAAAGGAAACCTTTTAACGATTGAAGAAAGAGTTAAAGAGTTTTTAGATACGAACCCACATTTCCGTCAAGGGTCTTTGTCTGGAACAGGAAGCCAGAGTGCTATCGAGGGTAAAACTGTAAAACCTTTCAATATTCAGGACTTAAATATGAGTAATGCTGATGATCGTAAAAAATATGCAGAGTATCGCAAAGAACGAGATTCAAAACCTACTCAAATTAACTTAAACAATAAATAATATAGGACAAACAAAAAATGGCAAACGAAACAACAAGTTCTACACTATCGGAACTATACACAGAGATAGTGGCAGAAGCTTTATTCGTAGCAAGTGAGAAATCACTAATGCGTGGATTGGTAAAAAACTATTCTATCTCAGGCGGTGGAAAAAGTGTTGAAGTACCAATTTATGCTGCTGTGAGTGCTGCGGCTGTAAGTGAAGCAAGTGATTTGTCTAATACTGCAATCAACCCATCTTCTGTTACAATAACAGCAAGTGAAGTTGGTATTATGACAACATTAACGGATTTAGGCAGAAATGCTTCTCCG